GAAAGAAAACCCGGAACGCCTGTTCTTAAGGTAACACATCCCATAGGATCGTGGATCTGCCTTACAAGCTTCCCAGAAAATAAAGAATAATCTATTTGACTCTCTAAAGTCTGGTGCCCCAACGTCAATTTTACTCCACTGCAAGTACATGTAATGAGTCCCAGTAATATAAGTAGGAACGTCTTTGTTATAAAACCAAAAACCTTCTTCCCTAACTGTAAACTCGTTATCAATGTAATCATACCATCTTTCTTTAAAATCTTCTGGATATTGTTTGAAATCATAAACACTTTTTATTTTACTTAGTACTTTAGGATATTCAAACTTAGTCCATTTTTTATTTTTAAACTTATGTATATTTTTAGCTTTAGGTAAAGCTATTTTAAGATTTTGTATTTCATATATTTCACCTATTGTACCGTCTTTGCTAATAACAACCATATCATGTTGTTCGTTATAACCATACTCCCATTTTTTATTTTTATTATACTTGCTAAGAGTACTAGGTGTTATATAATTTTCTAATATTTTATATAGTTCTTGCTTGTACATTATTTAGACCTCCCTTCTGCAAAACCTTTAAAGCTTGTTTTCTTTTTTTCTTCAACTTTTGGTTTATCTTCTAACATATTTTTTTCTTCTTCAATACGATTAAGTATTTCAAATGCATCAAATATAGCTAGTTTTTTTGTAGCTGCAGCGTTTTTAAGTCTATCTGCGGAAATATCAGGACCATAATCTATAATAGGTTCTTTAGCAACTTTGATTAACTCTTTTACTGCTACTTGCCCAGCTTGGATTATATTCTTCTTCGTTTCCTTTGTGCTCATATTTAATTACAATATCATTTGATTCCATACAATATAAACGTTTACCCTCTATTAAAAACTGCCAATTTCTATTTGGTTTAAAACCCACTAAATCTCCTTCGTTTATATTATTATTTTTTAAACTAGAATTACTATATTTTAGTATGCCTTTTAGTTTTTGTTCTTTATTAGTAGTTAAATCGCTTTTATCTTTTATTGGTTGAATAAAACATCTTTCATTAAAAGTATTCCAACCTTTTTTATTTTTATACAAATATATTTGATCTAAAGCCACAAAATATAAATTATCTTTAAACCAAGATCTACTAACTTTTTTTTCACCTTTCATGTTGTAAAAAGTTCTAAACACATTTTGGTGTATTACAATAGTGTCACCTTTTTTTATATCTGTTTTAAAAGCTAAAGGTGTTTCAATTACTTTAGCTAATCTATTTACAAAAGTCCATGATTCAATTTTAGTGTTAACAATAAGCTTTTTATCACCTACTTTTATTTCATTATTGTATTTATCACCTAAAGGTTCTACAATAAAATCGTATAAACTTTTCATTAATACTCTAAATCATATTCAACTGATATAGCCATGTTAGAATTAAATTTTTTCCATGGCAATACTTCATTAGCTTTCTTTATATAAATGTTATAAGAATTATCTGAAGGTTCAAACAGAATATGGGATATTTCATGACCCCCATAAACTTGTTGTCCTATAGAATAATGCATTGCATCGTTTTTATAATCTGATCCAATACTTATCTTTCTGATATTATTATTCATCTTTATTTTCTATAGGTTGCATAGTGCCATCTTCTAAATTAATGTTTACAGCGCCATACTCTTCTTCTAATTCTTTTTTAGTACTTTCTATTTCTTGACTAATTTTTTCTACTCTACTAGCCAGGTTTTGTATATCAATTTGTCTAATACCTATTTGTATTAAAGATTGATTTAATCTACGTTGTTGATCATTAACTTTTTTAAGTTGATCATCAGTTAATTTTTTAACTTCCATTTTATTTTAATTTAATTTAATTAGTATCTATTTATATAGTTACGCTATTTTTTCAAAACTTACTTCTAGTGGTCTATTACCTTGATCAGATGGAAAAGGGTTACTTATTGGTGGAGGTGTAGTTCCATAGTTAGAAAAACCAATTTGAACTTGAACTACATCACCGGCGTCAAATGTATAAAATAATTCTCCATACATTAATTTATCTCCATCACCGTCATTATGTCTATCATTTACAATTCTAATTGTTGTTGATGGTCCACCACCCACTGGACTTATAACAATATCACAGTTTACATCAACAAAAGTATTTTGATCAAACCAATGTTGACCTGTTCTAATCAACCATGTTCCACCTCCATTACCTCCTAAGGTAAACGCTGCTATTTGTCCAGCGTCGCCTCCAGGAGTATTATTACATGTCCAACCATAATTTGAAATAGTTGTACCGCTTGGCAAATTATTAGTTTCTAATGAAGGAGTTGGATTAAAAGGTAAAAAACTAACTGTATTAGTTCCAGGTGGTTGGCCGGGCGGAAAGTTTGTATATGCTACAGGGTTTCCATTATTCCATTGAAACACTTGAACTAATTGATAACCATTAACCCATTCAACTCCGCTAGACTGTGCTGCTAATATTTTTCCAATTTGACCTGTAGTACCTGTTGTATCACTAATATCATTATTAATAACAATTGTATCTGAAAAAGTAACTACTCCACCAAATTGAGAATCACCAGCAACATCTAAATTAAATTGAGGATTATTAGTACCAATACCAACTTGACCAAAAGCATTAATACGCATATTTTCTTTAAGAACTCCGTTATCATCTGCAACTTCAAAAACTAAATCTTGACCATTTGGAGCAATAGTGCTATCTACTGTAAATATTTTACCACCAACAACTGCATTAAACGTAGGTCCATCTCCTACCCCATTAAATACCACAGCATAACTACCTGATGTAGCCGCTGGATTTGTAGCTCTTAAATTTAAATCACCTGTTAAAGGCACGGTAGGTCCAGCTGTTAAAGGTAAATAAGGACCACCTGATAATGTTATTAAACTAGAAGCTAGATTAGCAGGTGTAATTCTAGTGTTAACTGCTCCTGCATATCCTACTATATCATCAAAATTATTTATATCTGCTTCTGCGGTAAATTGTGAAAATTTTATATTTGCCATCTTATTATTTTATTCTCTGATCATTAAATCAGCATTGTTTTCTGTTAACATAAAGTCTACTCCATTTTCTAATATAATGAAGTTAGTTATAGGTGCTCCACCTGTGCCTGGTGCGTTAGGTATAGCTAGTATTGCGTTTGCGTTTCCTAATATAGTTGGTGCCATCTTATCTTAATGCTAATATATCTGCAGCTGATGTACCTGAATCAAATACTCTTATTACTTGTAAAGGAACATATGAATTATTACTTACGTTTTTTAACACCACAGGATTTTCACTTCCAACTGGTATAACTTTTAAATCACCTGCAGTTCCTACAAATAAGCTAAAACCTTCTTGACCTTGTTTGTTATTTACTAAACCACCATTGCCTCTATATATATCGAAAGCAGCTCCACCACCTGTTAATCCTGGTGCAGATAAACTAAGTTGAGTGTTACTTACAACTCTTTCTACTTGAGCTAAAGTGCCAGTACTTGGTTCATATACAACATCACCTGGTGCTACTCTATTAGAATATCCTGTTGCAGCTGGATTAGTTTGTCCGTCTTGAAATAACGTTCCTGCTGGTGCTGTTAAATTTGTTCCAACCCCATTGTTAGTTCCACTTAAATAACTTCCTGGTTCAGGAATATTTATAGTATCGTTAGGAATAACGTCTATTGCTTCTGTTGGTTGATTACTTGCCATTTTTATTGTTTTTGTTTAAATATACTTGTTGCTTTTTCTGTTGTACGTCCGCCAAAATAGGCTAACACTACCGCCATCATTACTTTTTCAAAAGTATCGTTCCATGTTGAGTGTATGTTAAAAGGTATTGTTTCAACGCTATCTAATATACCTGCAAATGAAAAAATAACTATACACCATATTAATATTAATGGACGTACGTTTTTAGACATCCAAGAATCAGACATTGAATCTGCCTGCCATCTTGAAGTTATTGCCTCTATTTCTTTATTTTGTTGATCAAATATCAACTGCTGTAGTTTTATTTTATCTTCATTAGGCGCGTCAGATTTAGTTATTTCTGCAATAGCTTCTTGTGGTGAAGTTACGCCTTTTAATACATTACTTAATGTAGGGTTTATTACAGACGTAGCGCCTAATAATAGTTTTCCTACAGTAGTATCTTTAAATTGTTTTTTACTCATGATTTTTTATATGCTTCTGCTTCCCATGGAAGATTTTTAGCGCCTTCATTCATTTTACTTCTTGGATAAACCTTACCTTTCCAATATACATTTTCATCATCATAATTTAAATCACCTCGCTTCATTTGATCAATATGCACCATTTCATGATCTATAACATCTTGTATTCTTGAAGGACAAACGTCTTTGTTTATGATAATAGTTAAATTATTATTAGCTTTACCCATTACACCGTCTTCCATATCAACATGATAAACTGGAGTATTATCTATTTTATATGGTGGATTTGTTAATTTAAAAGCCATAACTATTTTTTATAAGGAAATATTTTATTCAACGCATCCCTACGTTTACCACAACCACAGCCACCAGGTATCATATCGGTTAGTTTTTTAATACCTGTAGCTTTAGTAAAGTTTTCAATAGTATCTCCTAATCCTTTAGGTTTCATTATGCTATTTGTGTATACTCAGCGTCTTGAAGTAAATTAAATTCACCTTGTAATTCTACTACGCCAACACCAGGTTTAGCAAATAAACACTTTTTTAATTGGTCTAATACACTTTGAGCCTGCTCAAGAGTAGTAGTAGCATTTCCATCTTTATCTACAAGATATAATTTATATCCATTTATACCAAAACCTGTGTTTGTTGCTATTACTACAGAGTCAAATCCAGCGCCTGGATCAATAGCTGTCATTGTGATGTTATCGATTGATAAATAAAAATCCGCACCACTTGCAGAATTTTTAATTTTTAATAAATTTTCCATTTTTTATTTTTTTATTTTTTTAATTTTAAACTATAAAACTCTGATATTCAAATCCAGTAATAGCAACTCCTTCTGGAATAATAAACTCAAAATTACCTCCTGGAGCCGCTGCTATTTGTTCCATTAATGCTTCGTATAATACTACACCGCCATTTGTTCCTGTTACACTAAAACTTATTGCAGTTGCAGCCTCACTTGACCCATCAAAAGGATTTTGTATTAATAAGTTTAAGAAAGTTGCGCTTGCACTTCCTAAACCTAGAATATCGTCAATTGATAATGCATACTCGCCAGCCGAATTATTGGCCAAGACGCCACCACCAACTGATTTAAATGTTAAATATTTTCTCATTTTTTTATTTATTTATTAATTATTTATTTTTTTTCTTATGTATTTTTTTAACTACTTTAGCGCCAGCTGCTCCAGCAGCTTCACCAGCTTGTTTAAAAGCTTCTTTCATTTCTTCATCATCTTTATGAAAAGGCGTGTGCATTTTTGGCGCAGCGCCAGCATCTTCCATTAAGTTTTTATGACCAGCAGCTGGATATTTTTTAGATACTCCATCATAGTTCATACTAATTCCATCTAGTTGTTTTTTAGCAGCTTCATAATCTCCATCATTATCAGCCATTGCTTTAGTAAAAGCATTACCTTCTACTGGTGAATCACCACTATGTGCGTCTTTTAATGGTGACATGCTTGATTTAAAATGTTTTGCGATCCATGGTCTTCCACCGCTAGCGTCTTTTGCAACTGGGTTATCATGTAGCAAATCATACTTTTCTTGTTTTGCGGATTCCATACTAGGTCCGTTTTGATTTCCGTAAGGCATAATTTTAATTTTTAATTGTTATTTATCTCCCATGCAGTGCTTTTGCGGTGCTGCATTTCTTTCTTCTTTTTTCTTTTTATCAGAGTCAATTTGAGTCTTTAATTCATAATAAATATCTTGAACATCTCCTTCGTTTTTTCTAGCTATTTTTTTAGCTTCTCTTTTAATATGTTTATCGGTGTGTCTATGTAAAGCACTCATTTGAGTAGCTGCTTTTCTTTTCTTTTCATCTACATAAACTAATTCACCTTTTCCATGAGGATGCTCGTGAGCTTGTTTTCTACCACTAGATCCTGCTGGATGCGTAGCTGGAGAATTGCTTTTATTATGCATTTCCATGTGTCTTTCGTAACCTGTTTTTCCACTAGCGGGCATAGGTCTATTTTCAGAAAACTTTGCTAATTCTTCGTGAGTCATACCTTCAACTTTGTTTTTAGCTGGTGAATGATGTTTTTTATCATACTTCATGTCGCCTGCTAGTTTTGAAATATGCTTTTCATCAGCGGTCATATTCTCATCATTATGTCCGTGTTTAGCGTCATAATTAATATCTCTTTTTAAATAATCAATATGAGCCGCATCGTCTTTGACGGCGTCATCATAATTTTTACTAGTAACTCTTGTGTGGGCGTGGTCTCTTGACCATTTAGCGTTACCGGTATATTCGCCCCAATGTCCTTTGTGTCCCATTTTTTTTATTTTTAATTTTTAAAACATTCCTGAAATTTTATCTTTAGTCATAAAATCACCAAATGCTGTGCTAACACCATCACTACTTGCTGCATCATCTGCTACGCCAGGTCCTATTTTACCTTTACCAGCACCTTCTATTGAACCTCCAATTGCATTACCTACTTTCTTTAAAGTTTTACCTATTTTTTCATTCATATCAGCAGTGCTAACATAATAACCACCTTCAATATCACCACCACCTACATAACCTCCCGTATAAGTAGGTTTAGTAATTTCACCACCAACATTGTTAAGCGCTGACATTTTTGGAGCTGGATCTTTTTTCTTAGGTTCAACTCTATTTCCTTCTTTATCTACAGCTATCATTACAGAATTAGCATCTGTATTAGAACTTATAGCATGATGTTCTTTATCAGATATTCCAGTTCTCTCAGCGTCTGATATTTCAGGTTTAGCTGGTTTTTCAACATTTTTGAAAGGAGATTTATCAAAAAATGTATCGTAAAATTGTGATATTCCGTGCATGATTTAACTATTTGCGTGATATGCGGCTAGTGCTTTTTCAGCTTCAGCTTCAGAGTTGAAACCATCTCTCCATATACCACCTTTTTTATTATTTAAAATTGCCCATTTACCACCTCTTTTAACTATACAACCTGAACCACCTTCAGATTTAGCACAGCCTTTTCCAGCTTGAAAAAATGGACTTCCGTATTGCGTGTACATATTATTTAGTTTTTATGTGAGCAGCATCTTTTAGTAACTGGTTCTGGTCCTGAATAAGGAACTCCATCAGTTTTTAAATGCATACCAGTTATTCCTGAACTTGATCCAGTTCCGTGTAGTCTACCTTTTTGGCTTAATGGTCCGTCCCATATATGCGACTCACCTACTATACCAACTTTACCTTTACCCATACGCTCTGCATGTGGATCATGTATTATACTTTTGTGTTCTGACATAATTTATTTCTTTTTTTGTTTATGACCTAAATATTTTCTTGTGTCGTAATTTTCAGCGCCTTCATCTAAAGATTTTTGAATTCTTGGATCTACTTTATTTGCAAATGCTGAACCAGTACCTGCAGCTATACTTCCTATTTGACTTATTGGATCAAAGTTACCAAACATATCTGGATCACCTTGAACCCCGCCTACTGGAGCTTCATTGCTACCTCCACCATACAAAGGTTTAGTATCAACAGGATTTGATAACGCGTTTTCTCTAGCTCTTCTTCTAGCTGCTTTACGAGCAAGTGTTCCCATCAGCGCATTACCTACCACTCCCATGCCAGAAGTACCAAATAATCCACCACCTATACCAAAACCTGGAAAACCTGCAACATTATTAGCATAATCACTCATAGCGTTAGCATTTGTTAAAGAGTTTATAGAAGGATTATTAGCCATACCTCCAAACATTGATCTTGGAGTTCCTATACCTAGCGCACCAAAATTGCCACCGCCTCTCATTATAGAGCTTATTATTGAAGCTAAATTCATCTTGTTTTATCTTTGTTTAAGTTATAAATAGCTTTAGTCATTACTTTATCCATATATGATGTGCCAGTTATTATTTTGTTTCTACTAGCAACATTTATATCTTCTTGACCTAGCATTATTCTATATATACGTTTTATTAATTGTTTACCTTTAAATGAAACTTTATATATATTATATTTTTGTGTAGTTCTATTTCTATTACGCCA